GCCTCCACCAGCCGCTCCTGCCAGGTGAGCCGGTCCCAGGCCTCCCGCTCCGCCTTGGCCTCACCTTTCTTCTGCTGTCGCCTATTCACGTTCCCGCGCCTCTTCCGCCTCCAGGTCGGCTAACTGCTGGCGCATCTGGCTCAATTGCCGCATCAGCCCCGCCACATTGCGCACCGCGCTATGGGCATCCTGGCGCTGACTCAACAACATCTTTTCCCGCTCCAGGTCCAGCATCGCCGCGTCCTGCCGCGCTTTGAGCACGGCCTCCTGTTCCTGCAAGGCCACTTCCCGTTCTTTGAGCTGGAGTTCCCGCGCCTCCATGGTCCGGTCGGCCTTCAGCTGCTGATTCTCCTGCAGGATCTGCTGGGCCGTCTGCTCCGTCTGCATGGCGTGCGCATTCAGCGCTTGCGCCTCCTGCGTCTTTTGCTGCAGCCGCTGCATCACCACCGGCAACATCTCTTCCGGCTTCTGGGCCTCGTCCTCCTGCAAAATGCCGGGCGGAATCGTGAGCTTGGCGCGTCTGGCCGCTTCTTTGGCCTGGTCAAAATCCAGATTGCCCAAGATAAGATCTGGAATCACGGCACCAATGGGCGGGATCTTATCCGCCACTTCAATCAAGTTGAGCGCCGCTTCCTGACGCTGCGTGGCATAATTCGCCCCGACATCGGCGACCACATCATAGGTCCCAGCGCTCAGGTTATAAATGCCCTCGATGTCACGCTGGAGTTGCTGCAACCCGGCCTGCTGTGCCTGTGGATTCGGGTGCAGCATAATTTGCCGCTCGGTATCGTCTTTCCCCAAAATCCTGAGCACGCGCTCGGGCTCATGATAGACCCGTGGGATGGCATCGACCAGAATCCGCATGACATGCCGCACCGCCCACGACAGATGCGCCCGGTAATGACTACTGCCCAGCTCGCTTTCGTTGCGCCGAATCTCCGCATGCCGCCCACTCTTTTCGTTCGACGGCTCGCCCAGATCGGCGGGCGTCAGGCCCGTGGTATTGTACAGGTCTTGCTGGGCCTGGCCCCGGGCGACCGCAATGGCCTGAATGGCCGGCTCCGCCGTCTGGCGCTGCGGCGGCGGCAGCATCTGGCCATTCGGGGCAAAATCCGGGGTGTAGGGCAAGTACGAGTACGCCATCGTGTTGGCCGTGGCCCATTCCGGGTGATTGGCAAACTGTTTGGCGGTGCCGACAAACGGCGCTTTGGGCGCCAACGCCACCGTTTCTGCCGCTGCGGAGGTCCAGTAGTTATAGGAGCGCTGGGCGTCCATCATATCCCAGACCAGGCCCCGATACTCCACCCGACCGTTGAGGTCCAGTTCATCCCCCAACACCGGCACAATGGGGATATACCGGCTGGGCCAGAGGGAGCGCTCCACGATCACCTCGCCCACGAGCTTGCATGCACGGATAATCGGGAGCGCCGAGCGGCGGGACTGTTGCACCTGTCCCACCACATTCTCCGTCATCGGCGTGACCCCGTACCGGAGCATTTCCCACGCCACCGAATCCACCATGGCGGCCTGCTCCCGCTGCTCATCCTCGTCGAGATCCTCCGCCGTCATCAGCAGCGGGATGTAACGGGTTTCGCCGTTCCTGAGTTGCACCAGCTCGACCTGCATCTCTTCCCGGTAGTAGTAATCGACTAACAACCCGTCATCCCGGGCGACCCAGTTATCGCCCGTGCTCGTCCACTGCACCCAGTCCCGGTTGGGAATCTCATAGCGCTGGCACAGCTCATCTTTGCTCTTGCGCTCGACCACGAGGGCCCAGTCCGCCGTGTGATAATCGGGATGCGTCCGCCCGCCCGGATCGAGGTAGACCGCAAAGGGATTGAGAATGCGCTCCACTTTCAGGACCTGCGCAAAACTCCAGGGCGACTCATAGGCCGTACAGATACGGATATAGCCCTTGCCGTGGCACACCGCCGCGTCAAAGGCCGTATCACAGACGGTATCCCAGTCGGAGGCCTGCAAGATGGCCCTAATTAAGCCATCAAAAGCGTTGGCGGTGTCAGCATCGGCGCCCGACCCGACCGGACGAATCTTGCCCGCCGGCCGGTTTTGCTGCTCGGCATTGGTCACCTGTCTGATAAACCGCCCGGTCTGGTTAATCGTGAGCGCTGGCCGGGGGTTCAGCGGATTCGAGGTCCGCATGTGCAGCTCGGTGGCTTCCCACTGCTCCCCGGCCCGAAACCGCAGGCAGTGCAGGGCTTTCTGGCGCCAGGCGCCCTCGGTCTCTTCCACCTGATGAAAGCGTTTCCGGGCCAGCTCACAGACGAGGCGGTCTTGCTGTTTCTTGCGCTCATAGCGCTGCGCATCCTCCGACGGCGTGCGCTCGACCACGAGCGGCTGCGCCACCATGGGATCGGGCAGCATCCGCCCCAGCATATTCGGCGGCAAGACCGGGCCAGCGGGTGTGCTCACTTCTTTGTCTTCGCTTTCTCGGGTAATTTCTTGCCTTTTGGCTTGGTCGCATAATCCATCAATTCGGCTTCACTCATGTCCGTCTTGGTCTGCTTTCCCGCCCGCTTCCTTGAAAGCTCAGCGCCCATAAACCGTTGTTGAGACTTGCTTTTCGCAGGCACTGTTTTGTCCTTTATTAATTCAAATTGAACCTTAATACCCCTATATATAATATAATATTATATTATAATAGCCTATGGCAAATCTTCTCCGACGCTGACCGCACTATCGGTCCCGCCTTGCCGGATGCAGCTCCAGGCTTGCTGCCCAGCCTGTGACGGAATCACCAGCACGGTATTCCCGGGAATGAACAACCCCACCGTGGCAGACGGGACCAGGATGTACTTCCCCGTGCTCTCAGCGCACTTAATGGGATTCGCGGTTTCGTTGGCGATGGTGAGCCGACAGCGCGACGGGTTCGCATCCACCACACCCACCACAGCAGTAGACACGGCTATGGACGCCCCCGCCGCGCCTTTGGCGTTCAGCCGCATATCGTGACAGGGGGCCTGGCCCTCCTGGGCCGATGCTGGGACGGGGACCCACCACAGCCACAGGCAGACCAGGACCCCGAGCACCCACGCCAGCAACCCGTACCGTCTCACAGTGTCTCCTTGTCGTCTCGGGCTGCCGCTGGCGGGGACGCTTCGACCGCCACCAGCCAGCGTTGCAGCGCCGCCGCCACCCCTACGCCATACCCTCATACGCAAATACCACAAAACGTATCAGTTGAGCGTTCCTGCCTGCGGCCGTCGCGTCTCCGCACGCAGGCCCCTCCCACTCATACGCTTTCCTCCATATTGGCCAGAAACGCCTCCAACCCGGCGCCCAGCGGCAGCGAGCTATAGAGATAGGCCATGTCACCCGCCTGCCCGACCTGCACCGCAAACCCCCCATAAATGCATTTGCTCCCCGGCGCCGGCGCATCCAGCGCCAACAGCCGGGCCAGCAGCGGCACAAAGGCCGCCGCATACAGGGCCTCAAATGCCTGCCCAAGCTCCTCCCGCGTACAGCCATCCAACGCCTCTGCAGTCCAGACCGCCCTGGGCGTGGGCATCGCTTAGTGTCCCATCCAGGCTGTGGACCGAAAGCCGTAGGGCAACAGCGGCATCGGTGGGGCCGGCGGCTCGTCCTGCACCGGATAGGGTTGCGCCACCTCCCGGCCCGAGAGCACCAGATACCGCATGCCATCCATAAGATGGTCGTTGGTCTTCACCACCCGGCCCTTTTCATCCCGGCGATAGAGCCGCGCCTCACTCCGCCAGGCCGACAACGACCGAAACACTTTGAGGCGGCCCGTGGACAGCCGCTCCCAGCACTCATACAGGCCGGTAGACACGGCGTTATTCGCCGGGGTAATCTGCAACCCGAGGCCCTGATACTTGGTAATGAGCGCAATACCGTCTTCAATCGTGCGCCCGGCTGCAGAGGGATCAATTACCCCGCGTATCCATTCGCCTGGAGCCCGAAGCGCTGTGGCATGCACGCTGAGTTCTGCCTCACCCCGTTTATACTCATAGTAGAGATACCAGGTGTCGTTATCCTGGTCATACGCACCCCAGATCCCTGCCGTCCAGTTCCAGCCGACATCCATCCCGTAGGCCCGGAGCCAGTGCTTGGGCAATTCAAACGGATCAACGAGGTAATCGTCTTCGGGCACCGGGTAAATCACCCCCGCCCCCAGGACGGGCAAGCCCCGGGTGCGGGCGTCCCGCTGAAACGCCGGAATGGAGCGCAACAGCGTGGCTTTTTCCGTATCGGAGAGGTGCGGCACATCATCCCAGGTGGCATTCACGACATACTTATCGCCTCTTTGCTCACCCTGCGGCAATTGGCCATCCGGGAGAAAGTCCAGCACCACCTCGCTTAAGCCCTGGAGGGGCGTAAAGGTGAGCAGCAACAGCCCTGGCCCCTGGCCCACGTCCATCGTCCGCAGTAAGCACTCGCCCTTAATGTCCATGGGCATTTCTTCATCGCCGTGAATGACGTGGCGAAAGGTGCCCTCGTAGGCTTCCCGGCCCTGCGAGTAGCTCTTAAATTGGACAATGGAGGAACCGCCGGCGGCATGCTGGATATAGGCGGTGTCAATCAGGTCCCGCACGGCCCCACCCATGGCCCGGTCAATCTTGGTAATCGTGGCGCCGGGAATGAGCCCCGTGCCCCACTGCCCGACCGGCCCAAACAGTTCTTCCTGGAGGGTCTCTTTGACTTTCTCGTCCGTGGTGCCACAGACCCAGGCGCGGATAGGGCCGGGAAAGCGCCGCCCCTCCCACCAGCGCGCATACGTGTCATAG